CGAAAGAAAATGAGTAATATTATGTAAAAAAGGTATAAATGAGTCTAAATGAGATCAGTTTAAGGTATGCACAGGGGGAGGTATTTAATAGTGAGAAGAGATTTAGGGTGCTTGTTGCTGGGAGGAGATTTGGTAAATCATACCTTTCTTGTATTGAGTTATTAAGAGGAGCTATTAATCGACCAGGTGAGGTGTATTTTTATTGTGCTCCTACTTACAGGATGGCAAAGGATATTGCATGGAAGGAATTGAAGAGGTTGACACCGAGAACGTGGGTTCAGAGTAAAAATGAGACAGATTTGAGACTTGACTTGATTAATGGGTCAAGTATTGAGTTGAAAGGTACTGAAAATGCAATGGCATTGAGAGGTAGGAGTTTAGCTGGTGTTGTATTGGATGAGGCAGCTTTTATGGATAGAGATGTATGGGCGGAGGTTATAAGACCAGCTTTGGCTGATAAACAGGGTTGGGCTTTGTTTATTAGTACACCAGATGGAACTGCAAGTTGGTTTTATGATATGTGGTGCTTTTGTGGTGAACAGGAATGGGATGATTGGCAGAGATGGAGTT